TAAAATTTCATCAAAAGAATCTATTAATAATTCTTGATAGTTTTTAATTACTATATTATCAAACAATAAAGAAGCTGTTTTTATTTCATCAGCATTATTTCCTAATCCGCTATTACCGTCTTTAATACCTAATAACAAAGGAGATGTAATCCTATGAGATATTATTAATTTCTTAATACATTCATTAGACAAATATTCATAGTGCTGTGGTGCATCATTTAAAGGAATATCATCTATTGTCGTTTTGCTTTCAGCGTTATTATTAAAAGCTACAATTACTTTTTCACCTTGACTACCAGTTAGTTTATTTAAAACATCTGATTTTACTTGTAATTGTTTCTCTCTATCAGGAACACCGTTATTAAAGTTTACTACTTTAGTACCTGAGAAACCACACTGGACCTCATTAATTAAATAGTCAGCTACTTCTTCTTCTAGTTCAGCGTAAGCTAATCCTCCTTGGTAATCTACAGGAGCATAATAATCATAGCCTGAAACATATCTTTTTATGATTATAATTTCAGATTGTTTTTTATTACCAAATTTAAAGTTAGGAATTCTTTCTGGTTGCTCTGAAGGCCTTATTTTACTCCAATCATGATGATAATAATAAGCTTCTATTTCACCTTTATCATTACATTTTTCAGCCCTTAAAGTTTGTCTTGGAAAATGTTCTGCTTTTATTACTTTACCATTTTTATAAATAACCTGCATACTTGCTTCGCCTAAAAGTTTAAGATCTTGACAAGTCTTTCTAATATCTAAATTCTTAAAAATAGATTTCATTTGTGCATACTCATCAGGTTTTCTGTTCGAATCACTAGCATCCAAACCTTTACCATAAATCATATTTACAACACCATTTATAATAGCATTATTTGTAGCACTACCGTTATATCTATCTATGATATATTGATAGTAGTTGTTATCTTCACCATAATTTATCCAATCTTTATTTTTATTTTCATTTATAACTGGTCTATTATAGTTAGATAAATTTAAAATATGTAAATTGTCCATTATATAATTATAAATTCATTAGTACTACTATGAGTAGTGTATGTGTTACTATTAACAGTATAATCTGATATTTGTTGATTAGTGCAAAATATTTTATCTCTAAAAACTACATTATCTGAATCATCTGTTATTTCTATCATATAAAAATTATCTTGTTTTAATGAAAAACCACTCATGATTTCATAATAATATTTTACTGATTGAAAATTATTACTAAAATTTTGAGAATAAATATTTTTATTTTCAGTTTCTGAAACTATATTGACACTATAGGTCATAGTAGAAGAATATTCTCTTGGAATAAACCTAATAGTTTGCGCTAAATTAGTTTCTTGTAATATTATCATATATATACAATAAAAAAAACTACAATTTGTTATAATAAAAAAAAGGGGCTATTGCCCCTCTTTTAAATTAATATATAAATATATTTTAGAAGTCAGAACCAGATGTTACAGTAACAGTAGCACTAGACATTCCAGCATAAGGATCGGATGCAGTAGGGCTATCAACAAAGTTAGCTGGTTTTACTTCTTGAGCCGAAAAGCTAAGAGTATAACCACTTAAATCTGCCATCGCAGCTCCGGTTACAATTGTTCCACCGGTAACTTCAGCTCCATGCTCTAATCCCATCACAAAAACATTTCCGTTGTAATCTTCAACAGCAACATGTGGTCTACCGTAAGCAAGCAACTTAATCTCTTTATTATCTTCTTTAGATAATTTATGTAGTGTTAAGTTTAATGTTTGCTCAAAGAAAGTAGTTCCATTTTCTCTTGAAGAAGTAACGGTTTGTTCGAATGATGAATTACCTTTTAATTCATATTTGAAAGCAGTAAAAGTACCAGTCATGTCGGTTATTTGATCATCTGTGTCTTGAGATACAGTACCAAAACCACCGAAGTCAGTAAAATAAACATTCTTTATTCCACCAACTACATCTTTACATGGTTCAATCCTACCTTTATTTAACGTACAAGCCATAATTTTTTTATTTTAATTAAAAAAAGGCAGGTAGTTTCTACCACCTACCCTTTTCTATGTTATACAATTACTTAGTTATTATGCTAAAGTCAATAGCACTAAGTCTGAACCGATTCCGTATTGGATTCCACTTGTAAATCTCATAATTACTCTTACATTTTGAGATCCATCAAGGTCAGCCATATCTAAAACCTTCACCTCATTATGGTCTGACAATAATCCTGTACCAAAATAAAGATTTGATTTTTGACCTGCAACTGCATGATCTGCTGGCATTCCAGGAGCTAATACAACTTTAATTCCATCGAAAGAAAGTGCATTACCCATATTGTACCATTGATTTCCTTTGTTTTCGTAACCTGCAGCTCCAAGACCTGATGCTCCAAATCCTCCAAGAGATCTTACATATGCTTGATATGCAACTGGTGGTAAGTAGATATTTAAATCTTCTTTTCCGTAGATTGCATTAGGAATTGAATCAACAATATTTCCTAATAAACTATTAATGTTAGAAGAAGTAAATGAAGTTTCAGAACCATTAGAAGCATCGTTGACGTCTCCGTCAGCAGCCATAAGAACTGTAAATCCATCAAATTCTCCAGCAGTTCCGTTTACACCACCCCAAATATTTTGTTCAGTTTTTTCTGCAACTAAACCAGCAACGTGGCTTATTAAGAAATCACTAAATTTAGGTGGCATGTTATCAAATGAAGAATATCCCATCTGAATAGCTTCCCAATCGCTTCTAAAATCTTTCTTACAAAGTTCTAGATTTACTTGGAATTCTTCAGGTTGAAGGATTCTTTCTGTTAATGTTACAGTAGCTGTATCAGTAAAATCACAAGTAGCGTCTTTTATAACGTTACTATCTGTTGCAACTTTTTTGATTACTTCTTTAAACTTAACATTTGGTTTAATGTCAATGTTACCTTGATCCAAAGTAGCACCTGACAGCAATGCAGCCGAAATATACTTTCCAGCAAATTCTCCTGCATAAGTGGACGTAATTGATGTTGTAGTAGCCATAATAATTATTATTTATTTAAATTTAAAATTCTGTTTAATACTCTGTCTTTAATTGTATGTACTCTATTTTTAGAATACAAGTTTATTTTATTTTCTTCTTTTCTCTCTGGTGAGTGATTTACTTTTTTAGGTTCTTCAGTTAATTCAACTGATTCTTCTTTACTTAACATTTCTGTTACAGCAAGTCCAACCTGTTCGCTCATTTCTTCTTCTTTGTGAGGTCCTTTAAGATCTTCAATCATTGCTTTAATTTCTTCTACAACTGAAGTTAATTCTTCTTTTGTAACATATTTAGCTTCAACCTCTTTTTCTTTTTCTTCTTCTAGTTCTTCAGAAGCTTCTTCTTCTTTTACTTCTTCTTCAGGTTTATTATCAATAATTTCTTTAATAATTCCTTCTTCTTCTATAACTAGAATTTTACCATCCTCTAATTCATATTCACCGACAGGTAGAGCCACGCGCTCATCTTCGGTAACTATAAAAATAGGTTGGTCACTTTCAAATGATTCTGCTTCTAAAACAGTACCATTTTCTAACTTCATTTGTGCTAACTTTACATCTTCTACAGAAGATTCAGTTTCAACACCTAGAAGTTCTTTTACTTGATTTAACATATCTAATGGTTTCATATTATTTTTATTAAAATGTATTATGCGATTTATTCATCATAATCTTGTGATTTTTTCAAAGTCTCTTTCAATATTTGTGAAAGAAATAACTAGATTGTTTAATTCCATAAATTTATCATCTATTAATTTTTTTTTTGAGTCTAGTTCAGATGTAGATATTCCTGCTGACCTAATGGCTTTCTGTAATTCCGTAATTTCAGAAGATGCTTTTGCTAATCCATTTCTAGCTGTTTCAGATTGTTGAATACCTGCTGATATTGGCCCTATATTAGTCCTAGCTTGTTTTTTTAAATTAGATAAATTATTGTTTGCTTTATCAAAAATTTTTTCTAATACTTTTGCCATTCTAATATTTTCGTCTGCTCTTTTTAAACTTAACTCTACTTTTTCTGATTTTAATTCAGTTTTATCTTTTAGATGTTTATTAACGTTTTTTAAAGTCTTCGGATTCATATTATATATAATTAATTAATTAAACTTTTGTTATATTTTCCCTATACCTTGTGCTTGATAACTACCATCACAACATTTTCTAGAATAAGTTTGTCCGTCTTTACATAAACATGCTCTTTTGTCTGTTTTAGGGCTTGTATAATATCTATTGCTTTCGTATTTTTTTTTCATATTATTTTTTTATTGGTACACAATTAGGTACTTTTTTACCATTCTTCATTTTAAAACCTACCATTTCATAACCATCCCAGCAAGGAGATTTTAACTTTTCTAGTTGTTTTAATTTACTTTCAGCCCAACGTTTTCCAGCTTTACCACCCCAAAGTAAATAAGATATAGTTCCACAAGCTTCATTATCACCTTCTTTATAATATTCTTCTGCTCTACTCAAATAACTAAACATTCTTTTAATAGTTGCTTTACTAATTGGTTTTCCTTGAGCTAATTGCTGTGCTCTAATCTTACCTACTTGCGTAGCACATTTATTATTTACTTTTTTATTTAAATCTAAACCTCTTTTAGCATTATTCTTAACTGCTTGTGGATAATCCGAATATGTTTCTAATTCTAATGTTTTTCCACTTTTATATCTTTTATCTTTTTTAACTATACCTTTTATTTGAGATAATAATTCAGCAGCCTCTTCTTCTTCTATCATTGCTAACTCATTTGGCTCATTTGGTCTTTCTAATTTATCAGCAAAATAACCTTCTATACTAAACCCTTTAACTTTACCTGTTTTTACAAAGTCATTCCAAACTTCATCATTATTTACTTTTACAGATACCATCCAAGTGCCTATAGGTGCGTTTAGATCATACTTCCTTGTTTTATCAAACTTATCATCTTCTACTATCCAAGATTCAACCACAGACAATCCTTGCAAAGGTAGTTGATGCTCTAAAGTAGATTTATTTTGATTACCTCTCATTAAAAATAACTCACTTGCTTTCTTAACTGTTTTTCTAGAAAAATAAATATAATAATCTTTATCTTTGGTTTTCCTGTATATAGGTTTATTAGGTATTAAAGCAGCGCCCATTAGAATTCTTTTTTCTTTATCTACTTCAGCTAACTTTAACTCTTGATTTTTAAGTGCAATAAAATCTTCTTCTATCGCTGGGTTTTCTACAACTGATATTGCTTGAATACCTGAAAACTCATCTGATTCGTCTATAAAAAGTTCTATAATGTCCATATATAAATAATAGTTTTATTGATGTTTTGTTATATTATTAGATTGATGCTCCTTCTACAATATTTCTATCTAACTCTTGTGAAGTAGTTACATCATTACTAACTACAAAAGCTTTTATAGGTTGCTGTGCTTGACCTCCTATTGCTTCTGCTAATTGATTAGTTCCTGAATCACCTACTATATTAAAAGCAGGTGGTGCAGGTGGAACCACCGCAGGAGATGATACCGCTCCTCCTCCTGAAGCACCAAGACCAGCAGGTGGAGTTGGATCAGGTGAAGAAGTTATCGTTTTAACATTAGCTATACCTGCTGCAGTAACAGCTGCTGCTGCAATAAAGTTAAAAGGAGGTGGTGATGCAGCCAAAGCTTTGTTAGCACCTGCAAAAGTATCTCTAATTGCTTGTACAATTGCAATAGCTTTACCAAATTTAGAACTTTTACCAACCAACGATGCTAAATTACCTAAAGCATCAGTCATTAATTGTTGTTTTGATTTATTTAAATCTTTTTCTATTTTTACTTGATTATTTGCATTTTCTTGTTGATATGCTAATAGTTCATTATTCGCATCTTCATATGATTGTGTTCCTTCTTTATATAATGCTCTCTTCGCTTCTAATCTTTCAGTTTCTAATCTTAAATCTTCTTCATTATTTAACTTTTGTTGTTCTAAACGTAGAAATTCACTTTCAATTTGTTCAGCATCAAAATCTCTTTTAGATTGTTGTCTTTCTGCTTCAGCATCACTAATAGATTGATCTAATTCTAAAGATTCTCTTTTTAAAGCATTAGCATTAGAATCTTGTTCGGACATAAATCCTTTTATCTGTGCCTCTATTCCTAATTTTTCATTTTTAGCATCTTGTAATTCAAGAAAGTTAGCATCACTTTGATTTTTATCATATTGAGCCTGTGCTGCAGCAACTATAGCATCAGCATTATCCTGCATTGTTTCTTTTTGTTTATCTAATACTTCTTTTAATCTATTATTAGCTTCTATTCTTTGTTCTATAGTATTAAATTCATTATCTCTTAATTGTCTTTGTTGTTCAGCTTGCCTGTCATATTCTTCAATTAAACCTTGATTTATAACCCTTGCTTTTTCTGCACTTTTGTTTAATTCAACAATAGATTTAGCAGACGAAATTGTTTCTTTAGTGTAATCAATAATAGTATTTTTTACCTTTTCAAAACTCTCATCTTGTCCTGTGATTATATCAATACTTTCTTTACCTGCTTGTTTGAAACTATCTATAGCATCAGAAAAGTTACCTTTAAATAATTCTCCTATACCTTTAGCTACAAAACCTAAAGTTTCTTTAAATTGTTCAAATCTAACTACTAATCCTTCATATATTGAATTTCCAAAATCTTTAATAGTTTGTACAGGATCACTAAATAAACTTTTAAAAGTATCAATTATTATACTTGAATTTTTATTAATAAAATTAAAGAAATCATTAAATGCTATTGAAAGAGTTTCAAAAGTAATCGAGAAAAAATCAGTAACTTTTTGATTTTCATTTAATACTTCTGTAAACTTAGCAAATGCTGCAATAGCTAATCCAATACCAGCTGCCTTTAACGCACCTCCTATTTTTTTTACGCCTCCTGCTGTTTTTTCAGAAGCTTTTTCAACACCTTTTAAACCATCTTTAGTATCTTTATTGCCTTTTTCAACTTGTTTGTTAAGTTCTTGTATTTCTTTTTTTAATTCTTCTACCTCTTTAACAGCTTTATCTGTTTTAGCAATAAGATCTATTGTAATTTTTTCCATGCTATTTCTTTTTTAAATTGAGCAAATGTTTCTTTTAAACTTTCAGGAAACTTATATTTCCCTTGTGCTATTCTAATGTTTTCAGTTTCTCCTTTCGCTTCTTGCAATAATTCTAATATATTCTCTATCATACCTCGTTTAATAATTCAAGTTGACTTTCTCCTGTTTTTAAATTTGTTGTTATGCTATTTATTTTGTAACTTCTATTTCTTACTATAAATCTATCTGCAAGAGTATAGTTTCTTAATATCTTCAATGGTAAAAAAGCATTTATTTTAGTTAATCTTCTCTTTATATTAAATACATCCTCTATATAAGTTTTATATAAATCCTCAAATAAAGTACCAGAGAAGTTACCACTAGGTTGCCATTCGTTTGTTTCTAATCCAAAGTGTAAAGCAGTATCGTCTGTGCTAGAATCTAATGCTACTGAATTACTTGGTATATAATAACCTGTATAACTTGATTCAGGGACTTCTGTTTCAT